AGAGGAGAGCGCAGTCTTTTTGCTCACTTTGGGTGGCCTTAGCCTTCCTTCCTTTCAGATAAATCAGTGAGTTAGGTGTTTATGCGTGTGAACAAACGGCAGCTTGCAGAAATGTTTGGCATTTCTGAGCGGTCTTTTACCACGTATCAGAAAGACGCCACTTTCCCGGTGGCCTTCAGCGGCGGCCGGGGCCAAGGCAACGAATACGACACGCAAGACGTTTACAGCTGGCTGATGGAACGCGCACTGAGCGGCGCCCGCAACGAATCATCGCGTGAGCGTCTGGAGCGCATCAAAGGCGATCGCGAAGAGCTGGCTTACGCGAAAGACATTGAAGAATTAGTACCAGCAATATCAGTCGGGGCGCGATTAGAACAGGTGGTGTTGGCGATTAGGTCAGGCATTTTGACCGGCAACCCCAAACTCAAGACAGAGATCGACACGGTTTATGATATTGATCTCGATATCGAGCATCTGAATGAGCATTCTCGGTCCATCCTCAAGCAGCTGGCCGGCCTTGCAAGCCAACCTGACGAAGGTGATCGCCCAGGCTCTGGCCAAGTTCCAACCGCCGGAGAAGATCAGCACCACTGATTGGGCGAACCGGTACCGTTGGTTGGCTCAAGAAAGCTCGTCTATGTCTGGCAAGTATTCCACGGATCTTACGCCGTGGGTTCCGGGCATGCTGGATGCGCTGGATGATCCGCAGGTCAAAGAAGTGGTTTGCATGAAGTCGGCCCAGGTGGGCTGGACCGATGGCGTTTGGAACAACTACCTGGGTCGGCGTATTCACAACGACCCATGCCCCATGGTGCTGTTGTTCCCGAAAGACAAAACCATTCGCAAGTACTTGGACCAGAAATTCACACCGATGGTGGAAGCCACCAAAGTACTCCAGCCTCTGGTTGATGTCTCGGCATCGCGCAGCAGCGGTAATCGCACCGACTTCAAGAAATTCCCCGGTGGCTTTTTGGCCCTGGTGGCGTCGAACGCGCCAGATAACGTTAAGTCACTGTCTGCACCGGTAGTGTGCGTTGAAGAGCCAGACGACTGTAATACCAACGTAAAAGGGCAGGGCGATTCAGTGGCCCTGCTGCGCGAACGCGCCAAAAGTTACGAATACCGAAAAGTGATATTCGGCGGCACGCCTACGGTGAAAGGCTTGTCGCGTATTGAATCGGCTTACCTGGCCAGTGACCGCCGGCGCTTCATGGTGCCCTGCCACGAATGCGGCGATAGCCACGTTCTGCACTGGGACAACATGAGCTGGCTGGAAGATGCGCCGCTGGCTGATGAGGTGTTCGGTAAGCACCAGCCCGAAACCGCCCGCTATGTATGCCCGCACTGCGGCGCGATGTGGCGCGATGTCGACAAGAACCGGAACGTGCGCAAAGGCGTTTGGGAAGCTGAAAGGCCGTTTTCCGGTGTGGCTGGGTTTTACATCAACGAGCTGTATAGCCCGTTCCCCGGCTCCAAGCTGAACATGCTGGTTGAGAAATACCTGAAGGCCAAGCACGAACAGGAACAAGGCGACGAAAGCGAGATGATCGTTTTCGAGAACAACACTTTGGGCTTGCCCTACGAATACCGCACCGATGCACCCAGCACCGATGTACTGGCAGAACGTGCGCTGGATTATGACGAACTGACCGTGCCCGCCGGTGGCCTGATGTTGTCCCTCGGCGTAGACGTTCAGCACGACAGATTGGCCGTGATCATTCGCGCTTGGGGCCGCGGCGAAGAAAGCTGGCTGGTGTACTGGGGCGAAATTGCCGCTGCCACTTCCTGCATCGACAAAACAGATCCGGTATGGGGTGAGCTAGACCGCTTCGTGTTTGGCACTTTTGCCCACGAGCTGGGCTTTAACGTGCACGCAAGCGGCGTAACCATTGACTCATCAGACGGCCAAACCAACGACGCGGTATACAGCTACGTGCGCAGTCGCCGGAATCGTGGCGTGAAAGTTATGGCAGGCAAGGGCGATTCGAACAACGCCAACCGCGAAATTGTCAGCCCGCCCAAGAAAATTGATATGAACAGCAAGGCCACCAAGGCCAGCCGTTACGGCCTGCCGGTGTACATGATTGGCACCCACAAGGCCAAAGACCTGATTGACGCACGGCTGAAACTGATCGGCACCGGCGCCGGCAGAATGCACTTTTATAAAAACGTGCGGGAAGACTACTTCAAGCAAATTACCAGCGAAGTGAAAGCGCCATCACGCCAACGCGGCGGCCGGAAGGTGTGGCAGCTGAAAGCCGGTGTGCGTAACGAGGGGCTAGATTGCGAAGCTTACGCCTTGCACGCGGCCCGATCTCTGAAGGCCCATATTAAAACCGTTGCCCAATGGGATTCCATGCAAGCCCAATTACTGCAGGGCGATTTGCTGGCACCCAGCGCACCGGCCGTAACCGTAAGCAGGCCAGACGCACAAACCGTGGCTGGCACAGCCGAAACTCAAACGCCGAAACGCAGCAGTTTTGCCGACATAGCCCGGAGAATGAAATGAGCGTAGAAACCCAACTGGAACAAGCGCGAGGCGCATACCACAACCTTTTAACCGGGCAGGCCGTAGTCAGCATTACTCGCGATGGAAAGTCTGTGACGTTTTCACAGGCCAGCAAGAAAGACCTGGCCGCGTACATAGCCAGCCTTGAAAGCCAGGCGGGTGGTGCAGGGCGCCGCCGCCGGCCTGCGAGGTTCATACTGTGAAGGCACCCGATGTTTCCCTTGTCGACGTTGCCGGCAAACCGTTGCGCAGCGCCCAAAGCTACACCGGTACCGGAGCGGGTTTCGGTGGCCAAATGCAGCGCTGGAATCCGCAAGCGCGTACAGCAGATGCCGCTTTGCTGCCAGAGTTAGGCCGCGGTAACGCCCGTGCTGAAGACCTGGTGCGCAACCATGCATTGGCAAAAAACGGCGTGCAGCTGCACGTTGATAACATTGTTGGCCACCTGTTCCGCCTGAGTTACAAGCCAAAGTGGCGCAACCTTGGCATCAGCGAAGCTGACGCCCGCGCCTTTTCCCGCGAAGTTGAAGATGCTTTTAACGAATACGCGGAAGACCCCATTAATTGCTACGTCGACGCAGAGCGAAAGCGCACGCTAACAATGATGTGCCGGGAAATTGTAGCCACCCACACCAGTGCCGGTGAAGGCATGGCGTCAGCGGAATGGATTTCAGACCGCCCCGGCGCGTTGTTTAAAACCGCTATTAAGCTTGTGAACCATCACCGCGTATGCAACCCAGACAAGAGGCCAGACAGCAACACCCGCCGCGCCGGTGTGCAAGTAGACCGCTACGGCGCTGCTAGCGGCTACTGGGTTCGCAATCACGATACCAGCGGTTACGGCTTTTCTGACGGAATGGGCAACAACTGGACCTACGTACCCCGCGAAACAAGCTGGGGCCGCCAACAGTTCCTGCACATATTCGAGCCCCGTGGTGATGGCCAAACCCGCGGTGAAAACCAGTTCCTAAGCGTGATGGAGCAGTTGCCCCAGCTGGGCAAGCTGCAGCAGACCAAGCTCCAGAACGCGATTGTTAACGCCATGTACGCCGCCGTTATCGAAAGCGAACTTGGCAGCGAAGCCGCTATGTCAATCATCGGCGGAGAGACCAGCCCTGAAGATCTTAGTAATTACATGAGCACCATCGCGGACTACCACGACGGTGCAGACATCCGCTTGAACGGTGTGAAAATCCCCCACCTGATGCCAGGCGAAAATCTGAACCTGCTGACCAGCAGCAACGCAGACAACGGTTTCAGCGAACTTGAATCATCAATCACCCGCTGGATCGCCGCCGGCACCAACCTGCCCGCGGAATCGCTAACAAAGGATTTCCGAAAACTCAGTTACAGCACCGCGCGGGCTTCCATGATGGAAGGCTGGCGCTACTTCATGGGGCGCCGGAAGATCATCCCCAGCCGCTTCGCCAGCATGGTGTTTGCGCTTTGGCTGGAAGAAGCCATCGACAGCGGCCGCGTTCGCTTACCACGCGGCGCTACCCGCGGCTTCCATGAAGCGAAAGCATCGTGGTGCAACGCCGAATGGATCGGTACCGGCCGCCTGGCGATTGATGGCCTAAAAGAAGTGAAGGAATCCATACTGCTGATTGAATCCGGCCTGAGCACCTATGAAAAAGAGCTGGCCAAAATGGGCGAAGACTACCAGGAAACATTCGCCCAACAAGTACGCGAAATGGCCGAACGGAAAGAAGCCGGCCTGCCACCACCCAGCTGGGTGAAAGCCTTGGCGTTATCGCCAGATCAGGAAGAGCCCGAACCGGCGCCTGCTGACTGACTAAACCCTTTACCCGCTACGGCGGGTTTTTTTACACCCGGAGAAAGCCATGCAAAACCAGAACATTGCAGCACGAGTGCTGAATCAGCCCCTGCTGCTGGAACCTGGCTACGCCCGGGTTTTCCTTGGTGCCCTGGCACCACGCCTTGGCATTGCCAGCCTGCAAGACGAATTCGGCCTGATTGAATCCCAGGAAAAACTGCGCATGCGCGCCGATTCATTCGACACAAATCGTCCGCGCAGCCGGCCCTATGAAGTCATCAACGGCATTGCCCTGGTGCCAGTGTCCGGAACGCTGGTGCACAAGTTCGGACATCTGCAGCCCTACAGCGGCATGACCGGTTACGACGGCATTATTGCCCGCGTACAGGAAGCCCTGGCAGACAACACCGTGAACGGCATCCTGCTGGATATGGACACCCCAGGTGGCGAAGTGGCTGGCTGTTTCGACACCGCCCGCATGCTGAACCAGCTGCGCGGCACCAAGCCCATTGCCTCTATTTCATACGATATGGCTTGCAGCGCTGGCATGGCCCTGCACAGCGCCACCGATTACCGATACACCACCAGCAGCGCCCGCACCGGTTCCGTGGGTGTGGTGATGATGCACGCCAGCTTTGAAGAACAACTGAAAGCCGAAGGCGTGAACGTAACCCTGATTCATTCCGGTGCTTTCAAAGTTGACGGCAACCCCTACGAAAATTTGCCAGACCAAGTACTGGCACGTTTTCAAGCCGAATCTGACCGCCTTCGCAACGAGTTTGCGGAAATGGTGGCTGGCCACACCGGCCGTTCAGTAGCAGATGTGCTGGCAACAGAAGCAGCCATCTACACCGGGCAAGACGCAATCGATGTTGGATTTGCGGACGAGCTCATCAACGGCCACGACATGCTGGCTGCCTTCAACGATTACGTTAAAACCACCACTAGAATCGGAGTAAGCACCATGACGGTAGCAACCACCACCTCACCCGCCGCAGCTGCGGGAACCACCAACCTACAACCCGCTGCCGAACAACAGCCCGAGCCGCTGGACACGGCAAAAATGGCGGCCGAAGTAAAAGCCAGTGAGCAGCAACGCATTTCCGGAATTCTGAAATGTGAAGAGGCCAGCGGCAACGAAACCCTGGCGCAGCACTTTGCCTTCAGCACCGATATGTCGGTAGACGCCGCAAAGGCCGCGATGGCCGCCGCTGGTACCACAACCAAAGCCGCAGCCCCGCAAGGCCTGCTAGATGCCGCCATGGGTAATACCCGGCAACCCGGCATTGGCATGGACATGAACTCAGCCGACGGCGCAACAACAGAGCTAACCGGCGGCGCGAAACTGGGCGCAGCCTACTCAGCAGCCACCGGCAAAAAAACCACCCACTAACCCAGCAACCTGCCAGCCCGGCGGGCAACCAAGCACAACAAAGAGGACACACCCATGAGCGATATCCACGCGGGTTCGGCTTACGACACATACCAGCCTTCACCCTTCCTGCTGGGCGGACTGGTTTCATTCGGCGGCGGCACCGTTTCCAGCGGCCAGAACCTGGTCAAAGGCGACGTAATTGGCCGGGTAGCCACCAGCGGCGAACTGATCAAAAGTGTTCAAACCGCCACCGATGGCTCCGAAATCCCCATTGGCGTAGCGGCTCACAACTGCGATGCCACCAGCGCAGCAAAAGCCACCGTGTACATCAAAGGCGGCGACCTAGACGCATCAATGGTGAACTTTGATGCCAGCTTCACTGCAACCGAACAGCTCGCGGTGTTTGACCGCACCCCCATCAACCTCGTAACCCCCGAGTAACCGCGCAGCAGCCCGGCGAATACACAACCAAAAGAGTTTAGGAGCACACCATGGCTTATAGCACCATCGAACTGCTGGACGGCAGCCGCCGCCTTGATCCGTTTATGCCCTTCCTGCTGAACCTGCTTTGCCCCGGGTTCGTCACGTTCGGCACTAAAGAAATCGCCTTCGACGTATGGGATGACGACTTCAAACTGGCGCCCCTGGTAAGCCCGTACGTGCCGGGCCAGGTGTCGCAGCAGGCCGGCGGTGAGCTGCGCCGGTTCGTGCCCCCGTACTTGAAACCAAAAGATGTGGTAGACCCATCTCGAGTTCTGGAGCGCCGCCCCGGCGAAGGCTTCAGTGCACCGCTAAGCCCGGCCCAGCGTGCTGATGCAATCCGTATGGACCTGATGGATACCCACCGCAAGAAAATTCGCCGCCGCGAAGAGTGGATGCTGGCGCAAATTCTGCTGACCGGCCAAGTCGTTCTTTCAGGCCCGAAGTACCCAGAAAGCCTGATCGACTTCCGCCGCGATCCGAACCTGACCATCGACATTTCCGGTGGCGCAGCTGCCTGGGGTGAAACCACCGCCAAGCCGGGGGAAGATTTTGAAGACTGGTTTGGCATGCTGGAAGCGCCAGCCACTCACATACTGTTTGGCCCGGGTGCATTCCGTGCAGCCCTGAAAAGCGAAGAGTTCAAAGATCTTGCCAGCACACGCCGCGGTTCCGAAACCACCTTCGAGATGGCGCCCGCTGCAATTGACGCTTCTTACCGCGGTCGCTTTGGCGAAACCGGGCCAGAGCTCTGGGAATACAAAGGCTGGTACAAAGACGTCGACGGCGTAAAACAGTACTTCATCCCCTACGGCCACGTGGTGATCATCAGCGCAGCCGGCGCCCAGGGCATCCGTTCTTACGGCGCGATACTGGACGCCAACGCACAGTACCAGGAAGCCGAAATGTGGCCGAAGAACTTCACCACAGACGATCCCGGCATCGAGTACATCCTCACCCAATCCGGACCGCTGCCACTGCTGCGCCGAATTGACGCCACCATGTGCATCAAGGTGATTACCGAGTAACCACCGGTAGCCCAAAGAGCCAGGCCGGCACGCCCCGGCCTGGCCAACACCTTTACAAGACCTTGAGGTAACCAACATGGCCAACGCCAAGCAAAGTAGTAAACAGGACGTGGTTCAAGATAATACACACAAAGTCGTTTTTGTTAAGCGACTGGAAGACCGCGACCAAAACGGCAAAAAGCAAGTGATTGCGGCCGGTGCCACCATGGAAATGACCAGCTCGGAAATTGCCAAGTTTGGCGACTCAGTGCGCGTAATCCGTCCAGATAATGAAGACGGCCGCCCCGTGCTGGCCAGCGGGGCTGCACCCGACGCCAGTGGCAACGCTGGCGACGAAGACGACGCCTAAGCATGAGCGCCTTTGATGCTGTGGCAGCCCGGCTAGAAGCTGCCATTTTCGCGTTTGACGGCGACAGTGCCGTGTATCAACCCCGAATTGGCGCACCTCGGCCATGCCAGGTGATTGTCGACAAGGGCGTTGAAGTGTTCGATTCGCTGGACGTGGGTGCCACCATTTACCGCGACGAAGCCGAGTTCCTGAACAGCGAAGGCCGGGCCGTAAAAGGCGAAACCTTCCAGGTAGGCAGCGAGGTTTGGCAAGTGGGCCAGCTGCTGAAGAAAACGCGGGAAACCACCCGCGTGATTGTTCTTCCGGGGTGACGTATGGACCTAAGCCTGAATACCAAAGACATCGATGTGCTGGCCAGGGGCTTCAAACTGGCCGAAAAAGAACGGCCGAAAACCATCGTTCGCGCCATCAACCGGTCTTTACCAAAGGCCCGAACGTTGATGAATCGGGCAGTGCGTGAAGACCTGGCGCTGCCATCGGCTTACGTGCAAGAACGGCTCAAAATCAAAAATGCCGATTACAAGAAAATGGCAGGCAGGGTTTCTGGTGTTGGCCGCCCCATTCTATGGGGCCGGTTCAAAACCCGGGCATCTAAAAAAGGCGTATCGGCCCGCATCAACAAAAAGGGCAGGCGAGTGGCGCGTGGTGCGTTTTTGGTCACGTTAACGGCCGGTGGTAAAGCCATACGCACCCCTGCCGTTCGCGTAGGCGGGCGTTACGCTGGCACAAACACCCTGCGTTTTAAACCGCTATACGGCCCGTCAATACCGCAGGTGCTGCGCAGCAAGCTGCCCAAAATTGAACCCGAAGTAGCGGCATACCTGCAAGAGCAGTTATCCAAAAACGTCGACCGACTGATGAGCAGAATCTAATGCCAGAGCTAATGACAACAGCCGAACGCATCGTGAACGCCGTTGTTGCCCAGTTGCAAACCGTGTGGCCCGAAACCACAAACGGCGTGCGCGTTGTCAGCGAACAAGAAATGAGCGTCGACACGCCCTGGGTAACCGTGCTTTTCGATGGCGACGAAACCGACGAAGTAAGCGGTGAATCAGCCAAAGCCACAATGAATTTGGTAATAGAAGCTCACCAGCTTGGCAGGCCCGGCGGTGCTCACGTGCTGCAGCCAGATGGAATCCACCTGATCGGGCTGATTAAACAGGCCCTGGTTGCTAACCGTGGCTACCTGCGCGGCCTGGCCTTGGTAAACCAAACCAGCATTTCATCCACCAGCTTGCGGCTGCCAGATGAAAACCAGCGGGCATTGGGCGTAGCCGTCACATTGTCCATTCCTTACACCGAGCGTTACAGCCAGATATTCAAATAACCCACGAGGAACATCCCCATGTCACTGGAACAAATCAACGAAGCCTACATCGGCTCTGGCGTTGTCTACGTAGACGGCCGCGACGTTGGCAACTGCGAAAACGTAAACTTCGCCATTGACCAAGAAACAAAATCGCAAAAGAACTTCCGCGGCGGCGGTGGCAACTTCGCCAGCCGCACATCTATCAGCTCTGTGAAGTTGTCTATGACACTTCTGAACTTCAGCAACGCCAACCTGGCCCTGGCCTTGCGCGGCAAAGTAACGGTAGTGCCGGCGGGCACCATCACAGAAGAAACCGTTGTGGCGGTTCTGGGTGGCTTGGCAGAAACCGCAAAAATGATTGATACAACCGATATCGCCGGCACCGTAGTAGTGAAAGACGAGGCCGGCACAACACCCTACGTGTTGGGCACAGATTACCAAGTGTCTGCCGCGGGTCTGAAAATCCTGTCCACTGGAAGCATCACCGCAGACGAAATCCTCAAGGTAGATTACGCCAACCGCGCCACCAACGTACTGCAAGCCCTGGTAGATTCCGGCGCGGAAGTGCGCGTAGTGCTTGACGGCGTGAACGACGACAGCGGCAAACCTTACGTGCTGCGTGTACACCGCTGGAAGCCCACCCCAACCTCCGGCCTAAGCCTGATTTCAGACGACTACGCCTCGTTCCCCGTGGAAGGCGAAGTACTGGCGGATGAAACCGTACAAGGTGCCGACAAGTCGAAGTTCTTCATGCGCGAAGCGGCCTAACCGCCAAACCGCACAGCACCAAAAGGCCGGGCAACCCCCGGCCTTTTTAATTCCCGCACCTGGTAACCCGGCGAGCTGCCCATGGCCATCAAAGACAAAGTTGTAAACATAGTACTGAGCGCCAAAGACAAGGCCAGCGGTGCGTTTGGCAAACTGTTCGGCAGCCTGAACAAAACCGGCGAAGAAAGTAAAAAAGCAGATACCGCCCTGGGTCGTTTTAGCGCCCGCCTGAAATCATTGGGGCCATCGGCGAAAGTATCTGTAAACGCAGTCAAACAGCTGGGTGTTGGCATTGCTGCCATGGCTGCCGCCGTGGCCGCGTCTATCGCCACCCTGAGTGTTTTCAGCAAGTCACAAGCTGGCATTGCTGATGATCTTACCAACACCTCTAACGCCATCGGCGTAAGCCGCGAAGCCCTGCAGATATGGCAAATTGCTGCCCAGCGTGTGGGCGTATCTGGCGAAGGTGTTGTGAAAACGTTAACCAGCGTGGCAGAGCGCCTTGGCAAATTATCAGCCACAGGATCCGGCCGCGCCGGGCAGGTTTTCGATGCCCTGAATATGGACATCGAAGAGTTCAAAGCCCTAGCCCCAGACGAACAGCTGATAAAGCTTGCCGGTGCTTTTGAAAATCTCCCGAAAGGTGAGCAGGTTGGCCTTATCAGGGCCCTAGGCACCGACGCTGAAAAGCTGATGCCGCTGTTAATAGACAACGCCGCCGGACTGAAAGCAATCGCCGAAGAAGCCGCCAACGCCGGAGCCATCTACAGCGAAGAAGAACTAGACAAACTCAACCGCGCTAACGACGTTTACAACAGTATCAACGTTAAGCTTAAAGGCTTGGTTGCCCGAATTGGTGCAGAGCTGGCGCCAGCCGTTGGTGAAGCGACTGATGCCGTGCTGGGGCTGTTTGGGCAAGTGCAGAACAGCGACGGCTTTGTTGGAATATTCAAACGGCTGGCAGATGGTGTAAAAGAGTTCAGCACCAGTGTAATCGCGAATCAGGGCGCCATTGTTGAAGGCTTCAATTCCATTATCAATACGGCCCAGTTCTTGGGTAATGGCCTCACCCTTATATTCCGTAGCGTTCAAGCAGCAGCTGCTGCGGTAACCACCGCAGTTTCCGGCTGGCTCACCGTGATTTTAACGGGCGCCGCAAAAGTCGCTGGCGCCTTGAACACCGTTGGTGCGGTAAGTGATGAAACCCTAATTGCAATGGAGGCCCGCGCTTCAGCTGCTGCAGCCACCACCGCAGAGTTAGCCAGGCAAACTGTCGAATACGGTAAAGCTGCGTTACAAGCCGGTTCTGATGCGGTGAATTCGTTTGACAACACCGCTGCCGCGGCAGTGAAAGCTGCGATAGCAACCAAAGAAGCCAATAAAGAAGTCGCCAAAACTACTGAAGAGTTACTGGCCGCCGCGGAAGCCCAAGAAGAATTAATTGCTGGCCAGTTGAGCGAGTTGGATGGCCAAGTAAAACAGGCCACAGATAAAGCCCGAGAGGCTTGGGATGCTTATTACCTGAGTTCAGGTGAGGCTCGCTCAGCAGCCTTGGCCGGATTGAAAATAGCGCAGGAAGAAGAGTCTTCACTTCGTGTAGAGGCTGCAGGGTTGGCTCAACAGCTGGCCGATCAGCAAATCGAATCGGAAAGGCTCGTTGCTGAACAAGCCGCGGAAAAGCTTGCCGCGCAGGAAGAGGCCGCCGAAGGTGCCCGGCAAGCTCTGGAAAAACTGGGTGTTGACGTAACAAAAGTAATGACCGGCATCAGCAAAGATGCCAGATCTGCCATTGATGGCATGGACGGCCTTACCAGTGAAATTGCACAGGCAGGCCTTGAAAGCCAAGCCGCGGCAGGCGCGTTTGAGCAAGGTTTCACCAAGGCACTTGAGGCTGTAAACAGCCAAAAAGAACTGGCAGAACTAAAAGCCAAAATTGAATCACTGGGCGAGTCTGGTGAAATTGGCGCGGAAGAGGTCAAAACGGCGCTTCAGTCCATCAGCGAGATT